TGGTTGTAAGTGACGCCATTTGTTATTCCCTTAATTCAAAACCGCCATCTTCGCGCAATTCCGACCCGAGGTCTTCGCGCAACTCAATATCGTTCAACTCGCCTGAAGCCCCCGGTGTCCTTGGATTCCGTACTGGAGTCGGATCACTCTTTACAAGAGGCCGTGCGTAAAAAGGCTGCGGAACATCGTTGCACTCTGGGCATACAAGGATTCCAATCCCCACCGGAGCGTCGCCACCCCTGTAGTCCCTCTGCTCGACAAGATCAGTATGATATGTCAACAGGCCACATTGATCACAGATCGCGCGCGGAGGGGTGTTCGTCCCACTAAACTTATATTTACGGCGACGGCTCACCGAAATCTCAGAGACGGAAGAAAGCTCATCGACACACGTTCGCGATCTTCACGGATGGCGACGTTATAGGAGTTCACAGCCATCTCTGTCAGCATGGACGCCCGTTCTGGGGAAAACTTAATAGCCAGTTTAGCGGCAAGGCCTGCGGCAATAGCTTCAAGCAAACGGCCCGGAGCGTCGAGGTTGTTGGTGAACCCGCCGGCATCCTGCTGTGTACGCATGCGGTAGTACAGCAAGGTGACGTTTGGAACGTCAGGCACCGGCCATATCTTCAGCGTCGGAGGGTTCGTCCGCTCAAGGTAATATTGCGTCGGCCGTTGAGCCACCTGAGCCTTGTTAGGCAGCGCAAGATACTCGGCGCGGCTGATCGGATTGATCACAAGGTCTGTGTTGATCCCGCCCTGCACAGTGCGAATGGCGGCCTGCGTGATATAGATCGTGGAATTTTCGAGCGTGTATGACTGCTGCCCAATCACCAGAGGCAGGGAAACAAGTTCAACCGCCCAAAGGTTGGGGCCATTATTTGCCCACTCACTGAACATAAAGTTCAGGCTTCGACGCGCACTATCAATGTCATTGCTGGTTAGAGATGACGGGTTTCGACCGATGCGCTCAAAGGCTTCGGTGATAACGTCGATCTGATCGGTGTTGTCAAAAAGATATGTGCCGCTGGTACTCATGCCACCACCTTAGCACTCCCAGCGTTTACGCGCTAGTCGCAGACGGCTGGTTGGGTTCTTTGCCGCCTCAGGGAACATTTTCATCTGACCGGCAGAGCGAGCGCAGAAAGACTTCTTGCGCGAACCACCTTCAGGTTGAGGCGGCTTCAACTTGCTTCCTGTGGCCTTGTTATAGGCCTTGCGTCCTGCTTCTGTAAGGCCACCCTTCGGGGACTTATGAGCAGCCTTGAACTGGAAATCTTTTTTCGTAGCCATTCCAGTTTCCATGTAATCGGGGCGACCCGAAGGCCGCCCCAATCATTAGGCTTGAGCAACGCCGTACAAACCAACCTGAGTGTCATTGTCAAAGACGAAGACCCACAAGGTCAGGCGTTTCGTACCATCAGAAGCACTCGGAACCAGATAGGTGCCACGAACGTCGCCAGTCGTAGTCGTAGCCGGACTGGTCGTAACAGCCGCCGCGAACGTGCCGGTCGTCACGAATGCACCGTCCCACGCGGTCAACATGTAGCCACGAGTGTTTACGCGGATCGGAAGGCCAAACGTATCACCAGTGCCAACGAAGAAGTCGGTGGCAGCAGCAGAAGCCGCGACGCGCGTGATCGTCTTAAAAGCCTTCTTGCCAACAACAGCAGTCGTGCCGTTCAGGGTGATCGCTTCCGACATCGGGATGCCGTAGGTGTCAGTACCCGTAATGGTCAGCACAGCCGTAGCAGCACCGGCAGCGTCAATGATAACGTTGCGAGGAACGTCAAGAACAACAGTGCCGCCCGAAGCCAGAGCGCCGTCCAACACGGCATTACCGGCCGCAGCCAGCGTCTGCTGAGCGCAGATGCCGTCAGCGTCCAACGCTACCGGAACAACGTCATAGACGTTGATAGGCGACATGAAAACGCCCGGTTGGCTGGCTGTGCCGTTGTTGGCAAAGTTCAAACCCGCACGGACGCCATCAGAAAAATGAGTCATTATTTTTCTCCATAGCTAAGAGTGGGGCGACTACTTCCCGCCGCCCCACTCATGCTATTTTTACGAAGCGCCTTGCGAACCCCAAGCAGCGCGGAAGTTCGAAACACCGAACGAGTAACGCTCGACAGACGACACCTTGATGCTCTTGGTGTCGAAGTCGGTCGTCATGTCGGTTTCGAGGGTTGTGCGCTCGAAGTAGTTGAAGCCGTTGTCAGCGTTCGTCATCAGGAACCAACCGTTCGGATCGGTCAGGTACTGGTTGACGCGATAACCCTGCGGCACAGTTGACAACGAGTACATCGCGTTGATGTCGTTGTTAGCCGTGCTGGTACGCAGTTCGGTCTTCAACAGACGCTCAGCGGTGAACTGAAGCTGCGGAGGAACGACCAGCTTGGTGGGCTTGACCATGACACGCAGGCCCGCAATGTCGCGGAACTGCTGGGTGCCAATGACAGCCTGCTCAAGCGAGGCTTCGTTCAGATCGGCCTGCACCGTAAAGGTGTTGGCCACCACACCGTTGTCAATCGGGTGGGAGGCACTGAACAGCGCCTGACCGTCACCGACCGGGAAGGAACTGGAGAAGCCGTTGTTAAGAACGGCAGCGCCACGGATTTCCTTGGTCTGCTCCATCGAACGACGCAGGGACTGAGCCTGCTTCGGGAAGGCCGACTTGTAGAGGTTGTCCTCCATCGCTTCCTTGGTGATGATGAAGCCGAGACCGATGGTCTGGTTCAGGTAGGTCGTGGTGTAGCGTTCGCCCATGTTGTTGTCATAGGTGATGCTCGCACCCTCAGTCTTCAGCGACGCAAGACCCAAGAAGCGGGTTTCGACATCGATTTCAGCCTGCTTGTCAGAGCGGTTGCGGGTGAAGACTTCCGACCACTGACCCGGATACATCGGGTAGTCACCGAAAACAGAGTTCAGACCCGGACGAAGCAAGCTCTTAATTGCTGCGGTATTAACAGCCATGTTATATCTCCCTCGCCGCTATTAAGCGCCAGTTACGCCACCGCGATAGCGATGGTTGTTGATGACGACGAGCCAGTTAGCGAAGTTGCCAATCACGTTACCCGGATACGGGTCGAGGCTGAGAATCTTCAGGTTCAACGTCGAAGTGTCGGCTTCAGTGGTGTTGTTCAGCGTCGCGCCGGAATTGCCGGTTGCGGTGCTGCCAGTACCAACTGCGAAGTTGGCGTTCAGGCCAACATCAGTCAGAGCAAGCGGGGTGCCAGCAGCGCCAGAACCGTTGCTTTCCTGAATGGTAAACACGACGTTCGGATCGTCAACGACGAAAGCGGTCGCAGTAACGCTGCCGCGCGTGGTGCTTGAAGCAACCCAGTTCGGGCTGTTGACGATGTTGCCAGCAGCGTCCGTGTACTGAATGCCGAAAAACACGCCGACAACTGAGGAGCCAGCGACCCCGATGCCGAGAGTACCGTCAGTGAGAACAGTGACAGGGTCGCCCTTGAAGAGCGAGGTGCCGTAGCCCGAGGCCACCGGATACGAAGTAGTCTGACCCGTCCATGCGGAGCCATCCAGCTTCTTTACGGGGCGCAGGCCATTCGGCGCGTTGGTGCCGTAAGCCATTTTGATTTCCCTTGAAAGATTGCTTGGTTTGGCGGATACGTTACCGCAATCGACGGGCTGGTGGATACGTGACCACCATCGAGTTGGCTGGTATAATAAACCGAAGATTTCATTCTGTCAATAAAGTAAGGGCCGCTGTTTCCAGCGGCCCAACTTCGTTACTCTGGGAACTCTACCGGGCGTCCGAGACTGCCGCTAATCCGGTTTTCTCGAACATATCCAGTGGAAAGGTTCTCCATCCCCGGAGTGGACTGCATGATCTCCATTTGCTCACGCATGCGAGCATTGCGGATCGCCTCGCCGATGTAGGCTGGACGCTCACACAGAACGAGACCACGATAGCGGATGATGCCGGCCTGCTCCGTCGCCGGCCTCATGCCGGGGAAGTGCGCGCCGTTAGCGGCATTCGGGTGGCGCTCACAGGGAACAGGACGCCAACCAAGGCGCGTCTTGTCCGTCACGTTCCCTTCATCGTACTGCCCGACGACAGTTTCACGAACCCAAGAATATTCCATGCCATCTGGAACTTCATGCTCAGGGATGTGCAGCGGTGACGTGCTGAGTTGATCTAGGATAGCGCGCTCTTCATTTGAGCGGCTTTCACTGACACGAGTGGGACGACGGGCCATTACAGATACCTCGCATATTCGGCCCACGCTTTTTCGCGGGGCATATTGGGGCGCATTTGTT